CGCGTCAACTAGCGAAAGAATAAACCCAGCTTCTGGGCGGTAGGTTTGGATGCCGTACAGAGTATCAGCAGTGTACAGCGTGGAGAGGTACTCCTGCTTGTACTGAGTCTGTGAACGTACAGCCATTTGCTCTGCAAGTACGAGAGCGTCTTTGTGGAAGAACAAGCAACCACGGATGTCCTTAGTTGATGCAGTGTTTTGACCAGCCGCTTCAACAACGGGGCAGTTGCTAGATACATATACGTCTACGCCGTACAAGTTACCAATCAACCCTGACTCGACACCACGTCCACCAACAAAGTCAGAAGACACGTAGCGATCAATACCCATGATAGACTTACGCGCCGCAGGTGGGATCACCAAACAACGGTTGTCCATAGGTACACTAGCATCGTCCATCAACTTGATAGCTTCGCGGAAACCAAGATCAGTAAAGTTATCACCGTCAGTTACAGTGTCAACTGCAAAAGCAGAAAGACCTGTAGCAGCGTTAAAGTAATAGCTGTTACTGTTAACCCAGTTTGCACCAGTGTTAGCAGGAGTAGTAGTACGAGTACCATCGCCAAAGCCAGTGGCAGCATTCATCAGGTCAGTGTCAACCGTGAGAGCCAATTGATAACCAGCATCTTCAGTGTAGAACTGACGCAGAGAGGACAGTGCCTGTACTTCTACGATATCTTCGATGAAACGTGAGTACTCAAAGTGTCGATCAATAGTGATCTGCAACTCAGTTTCAGTGTTTGCTTGGATAGTGACAGCAGTGTCAGCTACCTTAGCATTTGCTTCACCACGAATGGGCTTAGGTACGTGAATCAAGTCACCTTTCTTTCCTGTCATAGACAAACGCTTGACAAGAGGTGCCATCTTCAAGTTCTTCTGGAAAGCAGCAATAATCTCGTCACTCCAAATCTCTGGAATAAACTTGTCTGCTGCTGCTTTGTTGACGATTGACCCGCCGCCAACTGTACCGGGATACGCTTGTTCAGCCATTGTATTTCTCCTTTAGGCTACTTGACCCTCCTATCCGCATAAGCTGCCATTATTTCAGGCTGTAGTGCCATGTAGCGGTCAGGGTCTTCTTTCATAAGTTTAATTAAGTCAGCACGACGATAAACTTTCTTACGAGATCCTTCTGATGTTCCACGAGCGTTGCCTGTGTTAGCAGACTGTACTGCACTCTTACGAGCTACCTTTTCAGCTTGCGCTGTCTGTTGGACTACTTGGTTACGTTCTTTCCAGTTACTAAATAGTTCATCAGCAGAGTCGTAATCGTACTGTTGGTCAGCTTGTACAAACAACTTTGTTCGGACATTAGACCCCTTGATCCACTCAGCAAACTTAGGGTCTTGCAAAATATTTTCCATTTCTGGATGCTTAGATTTAAGCTGTGCAAGAGTAGCCTGTTGTTTGTATTGTTGTGTGTAAGCTTGTGCTTCTTTTATCTTAGGGTGGTTATCTATAGCTCGGTTAACAGCAGTTGTAGGATCTACAAAAAAGTCTACTTCGTCTTCTTGTTGCTGTTGTTGAGGTGCTGGTTGGTTAACAAGTTGTGTCTGAATGTGGTTATCAACAACTTTACGTAACTCGCCAACTTCCGTACTCTGCTTGCCAGTAAATCTTTCAAGCTCTTGGTGCATCTGCACTAGATCCTCTACTGACTTACCTTGGTACTTTTCTGGAATACTAGATTCTGCTTGAGGTTGCTCCTCTGGAGTCTCTACAGTATCTTCTGTGTCGAGTTGATCTGTTGTTTCTAACTCTTCTTCTGGACGCTCATCAATTAGTGTTGCTCTTGACATAATATAAACTTACCCCGCCTTATTAGGTTATGGAGAAATAAAATAGGAGTTGCCCCGGTTAGGATTCCTTACTAGTCTGTCCTGCGTTTTCGTGTTCACGTACCCACTTCATATGCCTACCGGGAAAGTCCCCAGAGGCACCGTCAAGTATGTGACGAGTAGCAGAAACAATCTTTGTAGCATTAGCACCACAATCGCACCTACTGATTGTCGTGTCTTGTTCTACAAATTCTTCAAAAATATGTCCATTAGTACAACGGAACTCAAATACTTTAATCATTTTCAGTCTTAGTTGCTTCTTCGTAGTTAGTACTAACAATAGTTTCCATGTTAATCAAGTGGGCTAATACGTTTAGTTGTCCCTTACGGAAGTGCATATCGTCAGCATCTTTAACTGCTTCTAAGCTATTAATCTGTAAAGCGTTGTTACTAAAGTCTTGTATTAGTTGTTTCCAACCATCAGTAAGAAAAAGACTAAAGTATTGGTCGTAGTATGTTTGTGTTTCTTGATCCATTGAGGTCGCCTTTGATTATCT